GGCTCCAGGCGGCATCAATGTTGGCGGCTATGCGGATACTGCTTTGACATTGAATATAACCCCTATATTTCCCAACAGCAAAATCATGGTTCGGGCATTGTTTTTTATGGTTCCTGAAGACACTTCTACTGTTTGCTCTGGAAGGATAGTCCGTGTTGACAGTGGAACCACAACAATGGTTTCAAATGTTTCTGGGGGTAGTGCAGACACTACAGATGCCACCGCTATTGTATATGCTAATGGTGGAAGTCATAATTTCATGGGCATTAATCACAACTCTATATGCACTTTTGATTCTCCTAGTTCAACAAACCAGCTAACTTACAAGCTCCAAATAACAGGCAACACAGCTTCTAAGGATGTCTTGTTCAATCACTGGGGGATGCATGCAAGTAGCTACGGTAGCACTTGGAAGCCAACTAGCACATTGACGCTGTATGAAGTTAGGCAATAGGAGAAGCAGGCATGAGCAACGCAAGAAATTTATCAGACATTGTAGGCGGCAACTTCAACATTCCTGTTGGCTCACTTGGCAATGCTCCCAACCCTATTGATGCTGGCACTATTGTTTCATGGGCAAAAGACAGCACACCAACAGGCTGGCTTCAGTGTGATGGCTCTGCTGTTTCTCGTTCAACATATGCTGCTTTGTTTACTGCTATTGGCACAACCTATGGCACTGGTGATGGTTCGTCTACATTCAACTTGCCTGACCTAAGAGGCAGAACGGTTTGTGGCAAAGACAACATGGGGGGTAGTGCAGCTAACCGCATCACATCTGCGGTGACTGTAGATGGTACAGTGCTCGGTCAAACAGGTGGATCACAAAGCCACACATTAACTGAAGCTCAACTACCTTCACACAGACATGGCGCAGAAGCTCATTCTGGAGACACAAATGATTATGTTGGTGGCTCAACTAACACCTTTGGATTAAAAGTTACTAATAATGGTTCTTACATTAATTGGTCTGCTACTGGAAGCGGCAATGCTCATACCAACATTCAGCCTTTGCTGATTGCGTTGTATATTATCAAGACATAGGTGATGGAATGACACTTTGGAAAATATTTAGAGAAGCTGATGGCGAAGGCACTATCTACAAAGATGGTGTTGTTTATGCAGATTTAGACATAAGTTGGTTGCCTTCAACAATTAGGGTTGTGCAGGGGCAAAGCGATGGCTCTGCGTATATAGAAAAAACAAACACGGAAACAGACTTTGTTTCTGATTTGTCATCAGAAAGCTGGTATTCAGATATGGATTCTACTTGGCAGCATAGGCATGACAATCCACCACCTGAACCAAATAGACCGGAGTAAGTTTATGCCACACCTTTATGATTTAAATCCAAAGCTAAAAGGCAAGAAGCCTGAAGCAAAAACAAAACCCAAAGAAGAACCACCTAAGAAGCGTGGGCGTCCAAAGAAAGTTAAGTAGATATGCTTGCGGAACTCGCGGCTGCGAACGCGGCATTCGCCATCATCAAGAAGGCTATAGCCAACACAGGTGATTTAGCAAAAGCAGGTAAAGCGATTTCCGATTTTGTTATTGCAAAAGAAGAACTCCAAAGGAAAGGCAATAAGAAAAAAAAGAAGGGTATACAATCATCAGACCTAGAAGAATTCATGGCGTTAGAAAAGATACGGGAACAAGAAGCAGAACTTAAACAGTTCATGATCTACGCAGGCAGACCAGGCTTGTGGAATGATTGGCAAAGATTCCAAGCCAATGCCAGAAAAGAACGAAGGGTACAAGAAGAACTAGCTGCACGCAGGCGCAAAGAAATCATGGAGTATGTTGGGTATGGTGCAGCAGGTTTGTTAATAGCTACCATGATAGCAGGGTTGTTAGCATGGATTGCTTGGTTGAAAGGGTGGTTCGAATGACAGACTTCTTTAACAAATATATGCGCTTCAATCTAACTGCACGAATAACCATGATTGCATCTGTGATTATGTCATGGCGATGTGCAGAATGGTTCATGGAATTAGAAGATCCAACAACTGCCCAGTCCGCGTTTGTATCCGTAATCATGGGGGTCATGACCGGGGTTTATGGATTGTATCTAGGCAAGGAAGCCAAGATAGATAAGGGGGGTAAGTGATAAATTTATTAGGAAGTTTGGTTGGCCCAGTCACTGGGTTGCTAGACAAGTTCATTGAAGATAAAGATCAAAGGGCACGCCTTGCCCATGAGATTGCGACGATGGCAGAAAAGCAATCGCATGAACAAGTCATGGCACAGATCGAAGTATTGAAAGCTGATGCAAAGGGCAACTGGTTTCAGTCAAGCTGGCGCCCATTGATTGGATGGATATGCGGTCTGTCTCTTGGAATCAACTACATGGTATCGCCAATCATGGCAGGCTTTGGTATCACCATACCGCAGGCTGACATGTCTGTTATGATGCCTTTACTTTTCGGCATGCTTGGAATCGCAGGCATGCGGAGCTATGACAAGAAACAAAACACAGATACAAAGGAGGTGAAGTAATATGCCAAAAGGCCCAGGCACTTATGGTTCTAAGGTGGGCAGACCACCAAAGAAACCAATGATGAAAACTGCAGCAATGCGGAAAAAAATGAAAAAGAAATTTGGTAAAAAGAAGGAGGTGTAAGCATGGCAAAACCACCTGGCTTATATGCCAACATCCATGCAAAGCGTAAGCGAATCAAAGAAGGTAGTGGGGAAAAGATGCGCAAGCCCGGCGAAGCTGGTGCGCCTACTGCCAAGGCTTTCAGACAGTCAGCAAAAACTAGCTTGCGTAACAAGATGAAAAAGAAGTTCGGCAAGAAGCGACAGTACGCATGAAACATTTAGATGAAGTGCGCTTGATGACAAGCATCATTCGTGATGAAGGTGCAGTTATCGAAGATGGTTTACATAAAATGTACAAGGATCATCTAGGTTACTGGACAATAGGTTATGGTAAACTTGTTGACCCAGAAGCCGGGGGTGGATTGACAGAACATGAAGCACAGTTCTTGTTGAAGAATACCTTGTCAGATATGTGGGATGAACTACAGTCAAGCCTGCCTTGGATAGTAGAAAAGCATGAAGAAGTACAAGAAGCATTGCTTAACATGTGCTACAATCTGGGGATCACAAGGCTACTAAAGTTCAAGAAGATGCTTGCTGCCATCGAAGCAGACAATCCAGATGAAGCGTATGCCCAAGCACTAGATAGCAAATGGGCACGCCAAGTTGGTCAGCGTGCCCAAAGGATTGCAGATATTTTTAAGGCAGAACTCTAAGACTTATCTAACAGTCCTGCATTAACCAAGTGTTCGCACATGTACTTGGCATAGTCTATAAAGACACCCTTGCCTTCGAAGGTGAAGGTGTCCTTGCCTTGTTGTAGTGCATCAACATAAGCATCCCTAAATGCTTCTGCCTTTTCTTTTGTAAAGGTAATCCCTTCTTCCATACTCATAGCAGTTCCAATCCCCTTGGCATGTGTGGGTTCTTTCTGATATGCCCACGCTGTTCTATTCTATCCAAGGTATCTTTGATTGTGGAAGATGCTGCCACCTTTGTAATGACCTGCCTTCCTTCTATCTTTCCATCTGCTATTTCCCTATGGCTTGGGAAGATTCCATACTCATTGTAGTATAGCTGCAAAAAACCAAGCACATCTTTCTGCCTTGGTGTGAGACCTGCCTTACTCATTGCCTGTCTCCTTTAGTTCTGCACCTAGCTTTTTGTTAAGTTTGATTCTGCGATCTAGTAGTTCAATTCCTGTCGCCATTGATTCAAGCAAAGGTTTATTTGCCTGTTCGAGTTCACGCAACTTAGTCATCTTAGATCTGGCATCAATGGTTGTTGCTTCCACAACAGATGACATGAGCTTGTGGTATCTGTCACAAAAACTAGCTTCATCATCATATGATTCTGGTTCACACCTTGGAATGTTAAGCACAAAAGCAGATGCTTCTGTTTCGCTCTGCCCTTGTTCAGTAGGTGACACCACAACTTCACCTTCACCTAACTGCTCTGCATCCTTAGTGGGCGTTTCAGCTTCACCAACAGCTTCCAAAATTTCTTGGCTAGTTACTGCCCCATCACCTATGTTCACCACCTTGTCAACCTTTGTGTGGCTTTGCTTTTCTTCTGGTGGTGTATCCCAACCTTCTTCTGTGGTGATCATTCCTTTCATTGCATCCGGGAATCCATCACGCAAAGCAAACCCACGTGCCCGCATCTGCAACATGCGGTTAGGGTAGCTTGTCCATGGCCCTTTCCTTCCCCACAGACCTGCCTTCTTTGCCATGTCTATAGAAAATTCACGCCTAGTTTCTTGCACTTCACCATTGGATAGTTTCCTTTTGACAATGCACACTGCGGTTTCACCTTCAAAGTGTTCATCAATACCAAGGAACAATGGATGTGCTGCCACTAGTGCAAGGGCAGAATCACCCCAGACTGTTGCCCTTCCATTGATGACAGATATATTTTGCAAGGCTTGCATTGGAGCAAGACCTATTTCACTACCCCATTGCACAGCCACTACAATATTGTTTGGCTTGCCTTGATAGTCATTGGGTACAAGACCAGACTTGGACATTGCTGTTGCAAACTCCATAAGTTCTGACATTGATTTGGGATCTATGATTGCTGTTCCCATTAGTCCTTCCTTTCTTTTATTTTAAATGTCTGTGATTCCTGTGTTTCACCTGTGTCCACCATCTTCTTCTTTGGCTTGGTCACAAGTTCAGACACAATTTCGTAGGCTTCTGTCTTGCCATGTGTGATGCCCAGACTTTCCATCACACCTACGATTTCTGCTTGCACTTCCTTGCTTTGCTTTGACAAGGCATTGGCTTCTGCGCGTAGCTGCACAAGGTTGTCACACAATGCATCCAGATCTTTGTTTGTTTTGTTCAGATGTTCTGTCAGATCTGCAAAGTCTGGTGATGATTCTTCTTCCAGGTCTGGATAGTTTTCACCTTGTTCTATCCGCACCCAGAATTCATCAACAAGTTCCACAATTTTTTCTGCCAGTCCTT